TGCTCTGCGGACGTCTGCCCGACTTCGAAACCTTCACCGCCTGCTTTACCAGCGGAGAAACGGTATTGGCGGTCAAACTGGATCATGCTGTATCATCTGCCAGCGGGATAAACGCGAATGCTGCTTTTCCGTTTATAAAGTCATCTCTTCCTATACTTTCCAGGTCAGTGTATACGCCGAATACTCCATTCGGGAATAACTCGTCAGTCATTTGTAAATTTAATGGGAAGCGTGGCACAAGCCTTAGACCTATGGCTATCGGATCTTTTTGTATGGTGTATAAGCCGAAAGACCATCGCTTAGCAGTATCATTCCAAGAAAAACGAATTTGATATTGGACGCCGCCGAGAGCAACACGCGAAAAGCTATCGTTTAGGTTGGGTACGTCAATTAATAAAATGTCCACTATTAACCACCTCCTAATAAAACTCCCAAAACTCCGCCCAATGCTCCGCCGCCGCTTGTTAATCCGGAATCATTCCCGGTAATCCAGTTCTTGATACTCTTGGCTACGGACGGATTATTATTACTGTCCGATTCGCTTGTACTGCTTCCTGTTCCTGTTGAAGTTCCATTAGTAATTACAGATGAAGTATTAGCTGTTCCGGCATTTGCTCCCGTTTTTCCGCTTCGTCCATAAGAATCCGGAATAGTGGTTGTCTGTGATTCAGTCTGTCTGATTTCCTGAAATTCAATCGGAATTTCACGGGATGTTCCAGTTTCAAGCTTTTTAGAAAGCTCAATACTGGTAATACCCATGTTTTCATATGTTTTATCCGTGGTAATAACCGTAACAGGTTTTTTGGCGAAATATATATCCTGTAGTTGCTGAATTATATCATGTACACGGGTTGGACCCGGCGTATGGATGCTGGCCCACGTAACTGGCGTGTTTGTAACGAACAGCGTCATGCTTAAAGTGAGCGCCTTTAAAATAATCGTATCGCTTACTTCAAAGTTTTGCTCAGTAGGGTAGGTAGGTATATCAGCTTCCAGAGTTTGGCTTTCGTCGATGAGCGCGTCAAACTCAACACTTAACTCGTCAACCTGTATCGTAACCGGCTGGGTTGCTCTTGCCATTCCATCACCTCAATTCAGTCAAATAAGAATGGCCTGAAAATGCCGTTTTACTTTTACAAATCAAATAAATAATTAACGTACATAAGCAAGGCCACGGCTCATGTATCCTGTCGCGTCCTCAGCGGCCTTATTCATCGCCTGTGCGCTTTTCTGCTGTCCGGCACGGTCGCCGTTGAATTGGTTCGTAATCTGGACATTCTGAACGATGGATTTATTTTCAACACCGGAAGTAGCCGCTGCCATTGTGCCGGGCCTTGGTGTGCTTCCCATCGCTACAATTGATTTTAATGTATTGAATATGTCCCCCGTCTGTGCAGCTGTGAAGATTTTACGGCCTGATTGCCCGGTTATTAATTCTGGACCTTGCTCACCTGCTATGAATGTATCTGGTGTATTATTTGAACCGGAAGCATACGCAGGTTGATTCCCACCACCAGTAAAGAAACCTTTAATTTGGCCCCATTTTTCACCGGCGAAATCTCCGACTTTCTGCATTGCTCCGCCGACGAAGTCATTTACCTTATTGATTATGTCAATGAACGGTTGAAAAAAGTCAACTATTTTATCAATCCCCGTTTTGAATCCATCGACAAGATCATCAAACCCGGATTTTATGGAATCCCAAATGTCAGATACTTTATCCTTAAATCCCTGAAAGAAATCTTTTAAAGGCTGTATTACGTTATCATTGAACCAAGAAGAAACAGTTTCCCATATTTCTTTGATTTTGTCCCATAATTCAGAAAAGAATCCGGCGATAGGCTGAATGACGTTAGTGTCAAACCATTCCGCAGCTGCATTCCATACACCTTTGATCCATTCCCAGCAAGCGGTAGCGGCAGCAGTAACTTCATCCCAATGAGTTATTAGAAGATATATGATAACTATAAGTGCAACAATTGCCGCAATGACAAGAAGAATAGGCCAAAGTGTCGCATCGGTCACGACTGCCGCAACTGCCATGACAGCATTGTATGTGGCCATTACGACATTGAAAATTTTTACTGCGTCCATAATACCCAGAATAAGTTCTGTTAATGTTCTTATCAAATCTTGATGCTCGGATATCCAATCACTGAAATCTCGTAGCTTTTCGAGTGCGGTGGTAACACCACCGCCAAGTTGCTCTCCAAATGCTTTTTCTCCACCCTCAGATGCTGAACCGAATATTGTCATAAAAATCCCTGATATAACGCCCCAAATTGTTGCGAGAGTCAATTTAATAGATGTCCATACGGATTTTGCCGTTGATTTGATAAGCTCCCAGTTATTGCTAAACCATGTTGCAATTCCGCTAAATATGTTGATTACGTTATCTGTTATACCTTTCCAATTATTACTAAGCCAAGTTTTAATAAACGTCCAGATACTTACCACTTTTGTTTTTACTGTCTCAAAAGCAGTTGTTATCTTTGTTCGTACATCATCGGCGTCAATGCCCGCATTTTTAAGCGCTTCCCCAAATAAGGAATCACGGCCCTGCATGAAAGCAACCAGGTCGTCAATTATCAGGTACAGGATAAGAAAGACCGCAACCAAGGCAAGCACCTTTAAAGTTGATAAACTCAACATGCCGGTAAATGTCTTCATGAAGGATAGAATTTTACCCGCGTTCATGGCAATAAAAATAGTCGCGGCAACCCCCGCGACTATTTTTAAAAGATTCTTCATACCGCCGACTTTTTTGGAGACTTTCTCAACCCATGCCTTTATATTTTTTAACACATCCAGAAATTTTGTAAACCCTTTAACCATGAGCGTACCGATGGATTCCGATATGCCCATAGCTTCATCCGTACCTGAAATGAAATTCCCCCATTGGTCACGGATATTTCTCATTGCGTCTGAAATGGTATATTTTATATCTCCGAAACGGGAATTTATATCATCGGAGCTTGCTTCGAATGCTTTTTTTATCTGTTGGGCGGTGATTTTACCTTTGGACGCCATATCCTGGAATTGTTTCGAAGTTAGTCCAAGCGATTTCGCCAGCATATCTATCGTTCCAGGGCTGTCCCTGAACATCGTCATTAACGATCTGCTGTCGAATGCGCCTTTTGACATGGACGTGGTAATAGACTGCATAAGTGAGGCGGCTTCGGATTCACTTTTCCCGGAAGCAATAAAATTCTTCGCCATTAGACCAGCGAAATCGGCGGCGTCCTGTACTCCGCCGGTGAACACATCGTTATTCTGCGCGAGCTTAGATACTGTATCAGCCATATCAGCGTAGGACATAGTTGTATCTTGCGAAGCTTTTAAGATTATAGCCTGCGCTTGATCCTGGCCTTGCAATCCCCGTACCGCATCACGGATTTTATTATTTATTCCCTGATATTCCTCAGAAATATCTTTCAGGCCAATAAGTGAGAAGCCTATCCCAATAGCACCGAGCAGCTTTGTCGCGGTGCTTTTCAATGTGCTGATGCTGTCGTTTGCTTTCTTCTCGGAATTTTTATCAACCTTATACCCGAAGGCAATAAAGATATCGCGTATTGTGATTCCGGCCACCCCCTTGCTGTTGCTACTTCCTTTTTGACTCCCGCTTTAATTTATCTGCGTGGTACGCCTCAATGTCATTGTCCATCTGAAAGAGCGCGAACAGTTTCAAAGCCTCATCCAGCGTGTATATATTGTCCAGTTCAAATTTTGACGCCAAACGGGCTTTTATGAGCAGGTACATACGCAGCTCAAGGTCGGTAAACTGGTTTGCATCCAGCCTACCGACCTTATCTATTTCTGAATCTTCTGCAAAAGACCTGTAAGCCCGCCAAACTGGCTTCCGATTTTCTGAAAAAAACCGTTGAAGTTCACCCGGATAACATCCCATGCCAGGATAAACATATCCTGGGCCTCCCCGCAGAAGATTTCGTTTGCAAGATCGTTTGTAAGTATCTGCGCTTCGCCGCCAGTAGGATGGCCTTCCTTATCCACCTGTTCTACCGTAATATTTCTATACTTTGTCAGCAGTTTTTTCATAAGCGATTCAACCTGATCCCCCGAAAAAGCGGAAAGCCCTTTAGCCAGGGCCGGGGCTGCCGCCTCGGCGTCTAAGTCTAAAAGGCTTGTGTCATCCAACTTGGCCCCGTTTGCGGCAAGCGGGGCCATCATCGCTAAGACAGGCGTAAGAATGGAGGCTAGTTCA